ACGCTTGCAATGAGGGCAGGTGTCTCGCTCAAGATAATAGTTAGTTCCCATGTCGTCCCCGTTGGTTGGAAAGCATCGTCAGTGTGAAAACCTCAACGCGCTCTCCGGCATCACTCCGGCATAGCCATTGCCTGTAAGCTCCGCGTAGGCGCAGGAGAGCAAGATCGCAGCGGAGATGATTGCCAGGATTGCAATGAACGTCGCTCGGTAGGCTTTGCCGACTTGGCCGTGAGGGATCATGTCAGCGCTCCCTCGATGCGTGGACGGGCGTGCCGTCGAATTTTCGCCAGCGGGTGATTTTCCGGGGCTGACGGATGCCCCGCTGGCGGTCCTGGATACGCTTGGTTTTCGCGATAGCCGGGACATCTCGTGTGGTGGTCTTGTCCTTGTGACAAGCGACGCAGAGCACGGCGCAGTTATCAAGCGTCGGCTCACCGCCAAGACCATCCGGAATGACGTGATCGTAATGGTATTTGCCAAGCGTCAGCTTGACGGGGCAGCGCTCGCCATAGGGTTCGCCTTCGCATTGCCCATTGGCGCGCATGAAGGCATCGCGCTTGACCTGTCTGGAGAATTCACGACGCATTACGCAGCCTCCCGCTGTGGAAGCTGTCCCGGCTCGACGCCGAGCATGCGCGCGACGATCTCCATAATCTTCGTCTTGCTGTCATGGAATTCCTTCGCGCCCATGGCGCGCTTTGACTGGCTCTTGGCGACGCGGCGGATGACATAGGGGCCGCGAACGATGACGAGCGAGAAATCGTCCATGGATCTGAAGGCTGCTGCCACCCTGATTGCGGCAGCAGCGGTGCCGGCGTCTACGATTGTCTCGTCGAAGTATCCAGCGTCGATCAGTGCGCGCTTACGGAGGTGCTCCGTCGTCGGATACTGATCAGCCAAATTCTCAGGCAGGGACATCCATGCTTCGCGAAGCCAAGCGAATTCGTGCTTGTGCGTCGCGTTGGAGCGCTGGGTGACCGTCTCCAAGATGTAGCGCTGGCCGACCGTGTAAAAGGCGTCAGCGCGGCGCGGTCGGAGAGGGCGCATCACTTCGCCATCCCACTCGAACGGCTCGGGAGGGCATGCGTCGTGGCTCATGCTGCACTCCTCTTGAGTTGGTCAGCCAAGCCGTTCGCCGCGCGGATCGCGTCAACCACGTTAGCAAGCTCGGCATTGAACTCCTTAACGGCGCCGGCCAGCGTAGCGATATAGCCATCATCGCGCGGGACGCGGACGATTAGGAGCGGAAGGCGAGGACAGTAGGATACGAAGTCAAGCCACTGGCGATCTGCCACCCACATAACGCCCTGCACCTGGGCGCGATGCTCGGGCGGCAGTTCGCCCTTAAGCAACCGTTCGACCTGAATGTGAGGGAGCGCCGTTTTGATCTCCAGCGCACCGTTGTCTCCGATCAAGGAATCCGGTGAGCATCCCTTGTCGCCGTTCACGATGAAACCGACTTGCTGGCAATCAACGTCCTTCATCAGTTCGTAGGCCTCGCGCGCCTCGGCTTCCTGTTCCTTCCCGCGCTCCATGTGCTGGTTGGAGTACGATTCCATGGGCTCGCCGGTCAGTATCTCGCCCGCGAGCTTCATGAGGTACGTTTTGCGCGTGAGGCTCTTGCCGCCGTCCTTGCCCTTGGCGAGAACGGTTGAAAACTCGCTGGCGGTCGGGATGCCGAGCCGGGCCGCAAACCATTCCGGCGATCCCTGTTCGCAATCTATAATGCGCGGTGCCATACTCAGCCCCTTGACTTCGCGTTGAGCATGGTGACGGCTTCCTGGAAACGCTTGGCCGGAAGATCGGTCAGTTGCTCGACCTTGAAGAACTTGAGGAAGCGGGCCTTGTCGGCGCCGACGCTATCAATCAGAGCGGTAAGGTCGCCAACCTGTTCCTCGGTGATCGCGGCGCCCGTGTTGGCCGCCGCATTTCCGTCGTCGTCCTTGTCGGACACGGCGATGTTGAAGATCATCTTGAGCAGGTAGCGCATACCGTAGGACACGGCCGAGCCGGTGGCGTGCGTCTTGGTCATAACGTCGCCACCCTTGGCGCCCTTGCCATCGGCCGGCATGTCGATCTGGTAGGATCGGGAGTGGCCGTTCTGATGCGAGACGCGGCAGATAACGCGCACAATCTCGGGCGCCGGGTTCTCGGTGTTGAAGCTGAGCGCGAAGCCGTTGGACGTGTAGACTGGACGCATAGCGGCATCCAGCGCCCCATAGGATGCGTAGCGGCTCCGGGTCTGCGGATTGTTGCTGTCCGTGCGGACGCGCCCCATGCCAGCCTGGGCAGCCGTGAGAGCCTTGTCGAAGTCGGCCTCAGCCGTGCGCGCCTCGATCCGCTCGCGCATCGCCATGAGCTGCTGAAGCTTGTCTATATCGACGGCCGGGTCGCGGGCCGCACGCTCTATCATGTGCAGGACGGCGTTGGCCTCACTGCGCGGGATCGGTAGAGCCGAGGTCGGGCCGGCGTCCTTGAGTGTTTCAGCGGGCAGGGACATTGTTACGCTCCGGTTTCATGATTTCATCGATCCGAACCTTGCGTTCGGCCGGGGAGAGCTTGATCAGCTCGGCGAAGTTGGCGCGGATCGCATCTGCTATGACGTTCTGGCGCTTGTCGTCGGAATCGAAAGCCAGCACGACGGCGAGGGGCTTCATCATCCGAGCACCTTGGCCCAAACAGCGATCATCGAGAGGAAGAGGGCGAGAGAGGCCAGCTCTGCGAGGGCGCGGGTCATCACTCGGCCGCCTCTGCCATCGCGAGCGGCACCCGCTCAAGGTCACGCAGCGGCATCGTCACGTAGTCAGCGCGATCTTCGCGCTCGATCCAAGCCATTTCGCCATTGATCGCGCGGACATGGCCGTAGAAGTCATCAACCCAGATCCGTTCGCCGAGGTCGAAGCGGGCATGAACGAAAGTCAGGCTTTCCGGCCCGATATGCACATTCTGGTAATAGCCATCAAGCTTGACGCTAATCAGGTCGTCGGCATGGACGTACTCGACAACACCACGCAGCGTTACAACATCGCCTTTGGAAAACGTATGCATGTCAAAATTCCCCCAGTTTTTCGATAAGGTCCGAAATAGCCTCTTGCTCAGTCGCGCCATGCCCGACCGGATGTGTTGAGAAAAACCCATCGCAATCGCAATCGCAGTCGTAATTGTCAGTGACTGCGGACCAGTCCATGTTGCGAACCGGGATCGGCGGATAATCAAAGCTGGTGTGGATCTTGGTGCCGTTGACGATGTGAGTGGTCATCACGCTGCCTCCTCGTCATCCGGACGGAGCAGGGTGGTTTCGCCGTCGCGCCAGCCGATGGTGAAGGTCTCGCGATCAACGCGGGTGATGAAGCCGACTTCAAAACCCCAAACGCAGCGGCCGTTGATGCAGATGCCTTCCTCAAGGTGGAGGCCGGCGCCGGTTATGGTGTGCTGATGCTGCATTGTCGTTTCCCCGTCGATCTGATGGAAACGACCATAACCTCGGTTATTATAACCGTCAATAAGAAAAGTTATCGACGAGGACAAAAAAGTTATTGCGCCGCACAATGCGCGCAAACAGGCCTAGAAAGTAGGGGATTTCAGCGGCCTGATTCTTTCCCAACCGCGACGTGCACCTTCTGCCAATCCGACTTCTTGATGGTGAAGTGCTTCTGCGGATTGGTCTGGCTCACGTAATAGACCGTCTCGCTCGCGTCCGGCGAGCGATCGAGGTACTTGATGATTGCTTCAACGGTTCCATCTTCGCGCGTTCCCTGGAACACGCATGGATCGCCCTTCTTGGGGTGGAGGCGGGGGTCCACATAGGCGATGTCGTTTTCATTGTACTCGCGCGCCATCGAGTCCCCAATCACGAGAACCCCGTAGCTGTCTTTTTTTCCCGCCAGCCTTTTCGGCCTGGTCGTGTACGTAAACGGCTCGTTTTCCAATACCAAGGCTCCCCGGCCGCCTCGAACAATGGAGTAGACAGGCAAATCAACGTCACCCATTAGTTGCTCGCCGGGTATAAGTTGCAATGCCTGCTTTGGTCGCATCAGGTCTGCGTCATCACTTTGGTTAACGGGGGTTTGCGAAAGCGATGGATCCAGCTTCGACAAAGGTATACCCAGCTCTTGCGCGATCTTCGGCATGTGCTTGGAGCGCAGCGTCTCTCCAGCCTCGATCTTTTTGATCGCGACCTGAGAGATTTTAACGCGTTTGCCCAGCTCAGCTTGGGACCAACCGCGCCTAACTCGTTCTGTTTTAATTAGAATACCGGGTTCCATAGCCCTGCATTCTATAACATCTGTTATCGGCGGTCCTGATAACTTTGGTTCTTGCGGCATCCCATAACCTGTGTTATTTCATGGTTATGGATGGCAAGAAACCAAACATCATCGAGCGAGCCATTGAACTCGCTGGCGGCTCTGAAGCAGCACTTGCCCGTGCGACCGGCCTCAGTCAGCCTTTGATCCACAAAGCCAAGAACAGCGGGCGTGCAGGCCCCAGACTGGCTTTAGCGATCCATCACTTCAGCAACGGCAAAATCCCAGCCTCCGATATTCGGCCGGACCTTTGGCGCCGGCCACAGGATGTGCCGCCGCCGGCAAATCAACCGGAGGCCGCGGCATGACGAGGCCGGCAGCGACGACGGGGAATCATCCGCTACCGGCCTCTCGCGCCGCATACGCAATACCTGCGGCTAACTCAATTCCGTTTGCGCCTTCTGGCCGTCCTTCCGGCCGCGCGCTCCTCAAACGCGGCTATGTCGCGCAAGCCCTGATCGACAGCACGGCGGTGCTGTTCTGCTTTCTCTTCATCATCTCTCTCGCGCTGAGCGTCCCGCTCTCGCTGTTCTTGCTTCTGTTCGCAGTTTTCTAGGACGCGCGCGGCGGCCAGGCCGAGCGTTGTCCATGTCGAGTTTTCGTTATCTGCCTTCATGGTGTGAGCAACAAACACCACGAGGGTTCCAAATGTCGGAAAAGCAATCCGGAGTTAATCGTATGCGTAGAGAGATCGCGATTGTCGCAGGCCCCAAGGATTGGGGCGACACGCGGGAAAGTTGGCTGGCGCGTGTCCCGCGCCGCGTCAAAACGGTCTCATTCCGGACTGTAAAAGCACTTTGGTATGGCGAGATCGAAGACCCGGAACATTGGGCGGCTCGCGATATCCGCAGGGAAGCGGCGTTGATTGAGGCCAGACAGGAGGCTTGTGCCTTGGCTCAGCAATACCAGCAAATCGCCGGAGGAATGCGTGCAGCGGACGAGAATTTTTATAGCCAGGAGATTGATCGCCTTGAGCGTCTCGCTCGCATCATTGGCGGTCTGGATCGCGCCTGAGATCAAAGGGGGGAAGTGATGGAAGAAAGTCAGCAATTCAAGGCATATCAGGACGGGCTGCGAGCTAGGAATGCTCTTTCCTGCAATGCTCTATTGTCGCGCCTTGTGCAGTTTCACGGCGATGCGTTCGTGAAGGCAGAGCCTGTCGTGGTGATCGAGCCGCCGGCTGAGCCGCCGTTGCCACCGCCGCCTGTGCATCCCCAATGGATCAAGATGATTCAGGATTTGCCGGATCCAAAGGGGCCTTCAGTCAAAGAAATCAAGCTTTGCGTGGCGCAGCATTTCAATCTTTCGCCGCGCGACCTGGAATCCCCGCGGCGCTTTGCGAAGATCGTCGTGCCTCGCCAGATCGCGTTCTACCTCGCGCGCAAGCTGACAACTCGGAGCTTTCCAGAGATCGGGCGCCGGTTCGGCAATCGTGACCACACCACGATTTTGCATAGTTGCCGTGTGATCGAGCGCCGGATGCAGAAGGATATCAAACTGGCGCAAACGATCAGGCTTTTGGAGGGGCAGCTTCAATGACCCCGCTGCACACCATTGTAAGCCGCATGAAGCGCCTCCCGCTCCAGCACCAGGCCGCGCACCTCAAGGCCCTCATCGACAAGGAGAAGCCCCGGAGCATCCGCCGCGGTGAACTGGAAGCCATGCTTAAGGACGTTCGGACGCGCCTTCTCCGCAAGGAGAACCGCGCCGCATGACTATCGCTAAACTAGCTTGGCTCACCAGCCCGGCCGCCGGCCGTTATGTCTTCAACTTCCAGGCGTTCGGGTCGGACGACCTGATCAGCATCGAGGTCGGGCCCGACCACATGCGCAACATTCTGAGCGACGGCGTGCCGCTCATGCTTCGCCAGTCGTTCCACCGCGTTCCAGTCAGCAGCAACCAGGAGAGCGCGGATGACGCAATCGGGCACAAACGGCCAGCTTAAAGCCCTTGTAGAGCGCATTGAGCGCGAGGAAGAGGCTAAGGCAGAGATAGCCGAAGGCATCAAGGAAATATACCTTGAGGCCAAGTCCGGCGGCTACGACGTGAAGATCCTGCGCAAGATCATCGCCGTTCGCAAGAAAGACCCGTCAGCGCGCGCCGAGGAAGAGTCGCTCATGGAAGCATACATGAATGAACTCGGGATGGCTCAGTGAGCAAGAAGACCGATCTGTGGATGCCTCTTTATGTTGGCGATTACCTCGCCGACACGGGGCACCTCACCACAACGCAGCACGGGGCTTATTTGCTCCTGCTCATGCATTATTGGCGCAAGCGCGAACTGCCGGATGACGACAAGCAGCTTGCAGCAATTGCTAAGCT